ATTGCTACTAAAAACACCACTATAAGTTATACTTTCAAATCTATCTGCTTCTTTAAAATCTTGATTAGAAACAGCCAATGTTCTTTGTCCTAATGTAAAAGATCTTCCTGCTAATTGATCTTTAATTTTAAAACTTTCAACGCCATTACCAAAAGTAAAACAATCAATAAAATTTAAATTTACTACAGCATCTAATACATTGGTTTGATTTTGATCTCCAGCATCAGTGTCTGTTCCTGATAAATGAAATCCTTGTGGTTGTGTTATACTAAATGATTGAGATGCATCAAAATATAATTCAGCATTAGCATCAGCTGATTCTGTTTCAAAAACTATTAATGTATTAGCTCTTTCTACTATTATTTCAACTTCTAAATCAGCTGTTCTATTTTGTTGAAAAATAGGCACTCTTGCACATCCTGTCATTCCTGAAGAAACTCCAAGATATAAAGGGTCATTTATGCCATTAGGAGCATCTTGAACCCATTGAAAAGTTACTTGATCTCTACGACATATTACGTTTCTTGCTGCTCCAGCAATACCTGTTGGTCCAGCATTTGGAACAGGAACTGGTAAAAGTGCAGGTTCATATATAGCTGGAGTTTCTTCATCTATTTCTCCAGGAACTGCTATGTCTGGATTAATATTGTCTCCAATCCACCATCTTCTTAAATCTGTATAATCTCTTGTTGCTACAAATACTTGTTCCCATTTCCATAATCTTTGCTCACAAAGACCTCCATTAAAAGTGTCATTTCTAAAAGCTTCAATGTTAATAGTTATTCTTGATCCGCCAGGAACAGTATAATTTGATGTTGTTGTTATTGGATTAGCTGGATCAGTATTGTCTATTGATGTTGTAAACGCTTCATATCCAATTTTTCTTTTAAAAGCACATCCTCGTGCTGCTGATCGTACTTTTATATTTCCATTATCTATAACTGAATCATCAGGTATTACAATATTAAAATTTTGACTTTTAATTTGCATATACAAACCTTTTAATTGGCTTGAATCTTCACCTAATTCATTATCATCACCTAAAAAATTTGTAGGTTCAGCTGTAATATCTAAAACTTCACAAGTTTCTACTCTACTTAATGCACCATCAACATCTGCTTTTACAGTTAATGTATCTCCTTTTGCAACTTTATTAGCGTTATCGCCTTCAAGTTTAAAGAATACCATGTTATCACTTGGTCTTACATAGTAAAAATTAGAAAATATTGTTTCGTAAGGTCCTTTACTTGGTTTAACTACAAATTTATATCGTTCAGCCCAATAAGGCGCTCTCGATGATACTGCAACTTGTATGCTATTAGAGGTTACACTACTTCCTGGTTCAACATAAACTGTATTAAATTCAGAAACTAAAACTGTAGAAGACCTACCATATTCATCACTATACACAATACCTGTTTCAAAATCACGATTACTATGTAAACTTCCAGTATTTGAATCAGTTGTAAATGTACCTTCAACACTTACTATATTAAAATATTCATATAAATCAGTGATTACAATGTTAGCTGGATCAGTGTTGTCAGTGTTTCTATATTGCATTGCAATAGTTTGAATTGTACAAGTGTCCAGACCAGGTGTAACACCTGAAATTCTAAAGCCTTGTTGTAAAACAGCATCCGTAATACCACTATTAAATTTTGTCCAAGATCCAACACCAATAGCTGGCGAAACTACTTCGTTATTAAAAAAATCTGTTAAAGAATTACCAGCATCAGCGGTAGGAATAGGGTTAAAATTTGTATTAAGTATTGTACCGATTGCGTTTTGAAACGTAGGATCATTAAAGAAATCATAAGCTGATGTAAATGTATCTTGTAAACTTATATTAATTGATAGACTAAAAGGAGCGTTTGCAAAAAGAGCATTATCACTACATGCTTGATTAGTATTTACTTTACAAACTCTTTTATTACTTTCAAAATTAAAATTAAAATTAATTATAGCGCCTTTTTTTAATTTATCACTAACAGTAGATAAATTTATTGTAGCAGCAGAATTTACAATTTGTTCTGTAGCAGCTGCATTAATGGTATAATCTATACCAGTGGATAATACTGCTAACGGTAATTCTACAAACCCAATTGTTTTATTAATTAGACTTGTATTATAATCAATTGCAATATTAGAACCGTTTGCATCAGGTCTTGAAATGTTGTATCCATCAACGTAATTTCCATACATTAATCTATTTCCTTGTATTGTTTGAGCTTTTGCTAATCTTGGAACATTATCATATTGACGAAGTAATTCGTCAGAACCTAATACAGTATATATTTTATTATTAGTAAACGTATAACTTTTAGTAGTGTTATTAGCCCAACCAAAATCTTCTTTTTTAAATCGTTCTATTACATTTAATGTATTTGAATTTGTGTCTTTAAATAACAAATCAACTTCTTTTACTCTTGAACTACCAGTTGAAAATGAAATATCAACTCCGTTATATGTATTTTGCATACCATCATTCCAAAAGTTTTTTGTACTAAATTGAAATGGTCTTGGAACAAAAGCTGGATTTGTAAATAATGATGTTGCACTATATTGTCCATCAACATATCTATATCTATAAGCAAAACATAAAAATCTATTTTCTATATAATTTTCATTTCCTGCTAAATTTAAAAAACTTATGGATGGTGCTGGTAAAGGAATGTTAGTTCCAACTACGTTTTCAAAACCAGGTGGTTTAACAATAACACTAATATCTTCTTCAATTATTTGATCTACATTATTTATAGGCTCAGGATAACTTCTATTAATGTTTATTGAACGTGGTGGATTTAAATCATCTGTAAAGAATAATAAATTTTCAATTAAGTCTACACCAGTTATTAAATACTGTTTGTTAAATTTTAATACTTCTGTAGATACAACATGATAGTTAACTATTTCACTTGTTGTATTGTATGAGACAATTAAATCTACAACTCCTTTTGGGTTTGAACTACCAGCATCATGAATAAACCAATATATAGTTTCTCTTACACCATCTTCATAAGCACCAATACAAATAGCTTGATTACTTAGTGGGGCATTGTTATATTCTATTGTAGTAAGTTGAGTATTACCTTTAGAGTTTTCAACAGCACCAATTTCTGTGGTTTCTGTTGAACCTAATCTAACATTCATAGCATCAATGTACTCACCTGGAGGCAGAAGTCTTTCATCTACCGACTTATTCATTCTACCTGCAATAAAATTTGTTGTAACTATTGGCATATTATTTTATCCATTTATTCTGGCCTCTTAAATTCATTAAAAGTCTGCCAGGGTGTATATTACTTAATCTAATTTTTGCATTTCGCAATAAAGACGATTTGTCTTTTCTTGCTCTATTAACAATATATTCTTGTATGCCTAATCTACCATTTAAAATAGAAAATTTAACATAAGCATAAATATATTCTTCAAATAATTTATTTACTTGAACATTTCCGTCAACTCCATTTTCCATACCATCAGAAACATATTCTAAAACTATTGATGCAGCGTTAGAAATATTACTAAAATTAATAACTCCTGATTGTTTGTCAATAGTAAATGTAGGATTTGCGTTTGCTGTTTCTGTATTTAAACCAAAACGCGCACCAATACCGTAATCAAAATACCAATTGCCATCACAACAATATCCTTCAGCCCCATTATAAGCACTGCTTTCGTTTAAGTAAATACTTTTTGTACCACCTAATATTCTTCCTAAATCAAGTTCTGAATCTTGTGGTCTTAAAACATTTCCATCTTGATCAAATAATATTCTTGATTGATTGTCTTGTAAATAAGCAGATGCCCAATTTGTTTGTATATTTTCAGTTAAAGGTTTTAATACACCATTTTCATAAACTGATATTCTTACCCAATTTACATAATCTTGTGGTAAAACAAATCGCAATTGATTTGTGATATCTAACTGAAGGATTTTTATTTCCTTCATAGCATCATAATTTAATTCTTGTATACCTCTTTTGGCATGAAATAATATTTGATACCTTTCAATGTTATTTATTAATTCATGGTTTCCTTGATACATTAACATGAAATTATTAACAATATCAGCTAAAGAAACATATTGATATGATCCCCAATTCGCATCGTTTGGGTTCGTTCCTGAATTTTCGTAATATGCGTAATCGTTTATATATGCCATAATCTATCCTTGTTGTTGTTGTTCTTCTTGTAATTCAGCTTTTCCAAATTGATAAACGTCTGCTTCTCTTATTTCTACTCCAACGTATTGACATATTTTAGCTATTAAAGCTGGCTCGTCAGATAAAGGTAATTCAAAATCTTGAAAATCAGCCGCTGTAGGATCAAATAAAGGTTCTCCTAATGGTAATGTAGCATATGTCCAATTAGGCGGCAAAGGGTATCTAACGTATTGCGCATAGACTGTCCCTGGTGTCACCAAAGTTCTTGGGTATACATTTATAAGATTGCCTGTAATTGTTGTTGTAGCGTTGCCTAAAACGTATGCAGGATAACCTAAAGATGGTGCTGTAAGTGGCGAAGAATTTAAATAAAATATTTTATTTTGATTAACACGCTCAATTTCTACTATATTAGTTTCTGATACCACAGTATAAGAATTTCCTATTGTAGCAGCTGTTCCAAATATACTTGTACTTAAAGTTAATTGAGTGTTACTATCAACACTAACAACATAAGCTGTTTGCCCAGCTGTAGCGCTTGCAATTGACGTAGATGAAACAAGTTGTCCTGCTGTCACCGTACTTGTAAAAGTAGCTGTAGCGTCAGTTAAAGTCAATGCACCTGCTGCTGTTGTTGTTCCTGATGTACTTACTGTTGGATAATGATTAATTTTATTAATTAAATAATAGTTGTTTGGTAAGTTATAAAGATTTGCTCCAGAATTTATTAAAGTCTGTGTAGAAGAAAAACTATCTATAACCTCTACTATTCCTTTAGTTATATCTGCTAATCCTGTACCTGAAACTCTTTGGTTTTCTTTAACAATTTGATTATTGTATGAATAAAAATAATCTTCAAACATATCCATTTGAGCTTGCGCAGCATATAGATTAAAATCTTGCGGAGTTATATATCCGTAATTGTTTTTATTTGCTATTGCTAATACGGTATTTCGTACTTCGTTTATTGGCATAATTAATTCTTTTTACAAAGATAGCAAAAAAAAAGAGGCTACTTTTTTTTGTAGCCTCTTGATTATTTGAGTATTAATTAATTACTGTATTCTTAAAATAAAGTACTCTTGTCCACCTAACCACGATACATTTGTGATATTAGCAGAAGGATTTAAAAGACCTGGGAAATCAAGCGTTACATTTGACCACTCAGTTTCTAATGAAGCTACTACAGAGTCTTGTATAGCGTTTCTCATGTCTGCATTAGCACCTATAGTAGATGAATATGCATAATCAATTCTACCTACATCTGTTCCAGCTGCATCGTATGTAATGTTAACAATAGATGAACTGGTTGAACTGTTTGAAACATCAGCAATATTAGCTGATCTTACTATTCTGTTAAAATCATCAGCCCCTTCTTTGTATACAAGGTAGTTGTCAGTGTTTGCAAAAATATCATTTGCTACACCAAGTTGAGTTTTAGATACAGAAGTAACCGTAGTTACAGCCGCTCCTGAAATATCTCTAACATAATCTCCTACACTAACACCAGCTAAAATAAAATTAACTGAAGTGTCTACTAAAAAATTTGCTAATGTAGCTGTAGCTGTACCATATTGTAATTTACTGTATTCTGGCATATAGATAAAATAACCTACAGCGTTAGGAACTCCTGTTCCTTGATCAGCTGTTACACCTACAGGAAGTAAAGTTAATACAGTATCAGATGTTACAGCTGTTACTAAATATTTTTCTCCTCCAACGCCTGCGTTAGTTGTTCTGTCCCACACAATTGCGTTTACTAAAACGTCTTGTGTAAAAGTAGCTGATGAATCTGTTAGTGTTGATGCTCCTGATCCATCAGATGTTGAAGTTCCAGTTTTAACAACATTAAGTTGTTTAAAGTTTATAAATTTTTCCATTGTTTGATTCATTATGCTATTGCAATTGCACTTAGCGGATTAATAATAACTACTTTTGTTGCTGGTGATACAAGCGGTGGCACAATCGCTCCATGAGGGATATGTGGTTCTACTACGTTTGTCCATCCAGTTTCTAACGCTTCTTGAACAGCTGTTTGAATAGATTCCAATAAAATTGGAGTTGCTGTTGCTACAGGATAAGTTAATGTTACTTTTTTTCCACCTAAATAATCTAACACAACAGTTGTTGTAGTAGCTTGTCCAACATGTCTTAAACCTGTAATAGATACAAGTTGAAATTGACTATTAGCTGCATTAGCATCTAATACTGGGATACTTAAAAATTTTTCCATAATAATAATAATTTATGAGTTAATAATAATTTATGCAATAGCAATATTGCTTACTGCGAATTGAGGGGCTGCCTCTCTACTTACAAGAGTCCATGAAGTTGCTAAAGCATCTTGCATTTCTCTTTGTATAAATTGTCTGAATTGTGTTCCAGAATTTGTTGCTGAAACTGCTCCGACTGTAGCATGAGTAATTGTAATTACTTTTCCACTTCCATAGTTAATAACTGTTGATGTTGGTGCTGCTGCGCCTGCGCCTACTTCAATAAGCTTAACATCGTTACAAGGAACTAAGTGGCTTCCTTCTCCTGTTACTGGTATACTTAAAAATTTATCCATAATAATAATATAATTTATGAGTTAATAAAGTACAAATATAACAAAAAAAAAGCCACCCTTTTAAGGTAGCTTCTAAAACAGTGTTATTAGACTAATACTATTTTTTTAATTTATTTTTTAAAAGTTTATATACTTCTAAACCTTCATCACTTTTCATAAAAGATGAAACAATAAAGTTTGGATCTTCACCAAATGGTATAGTCAACATTTTCTTTTTGTTGTTTGGAAGATTGTAATAAACATCTTTCCCACTATTTCTTAAAGACAATAATGATAAACTAAAAAATTGATATACATCATCCATAAGTTCTAACATTGGATCATTAACAGTATTTAAAAAGTCTTCTGGATTATTTTTAGCATAAACCAATATATCTCTTTTTAATTCTGATGTTGTCATATTCTCAATGCTATTACCCATTAATACTCTACATATTTGAGTTAGTTTATTAATGTCTTTAGTAATTTTTTTAGCTTCTATTTGAGCTTCTAATTCATATTCAACCCATTCTAATTCAGCTACAGCATCACGCTCTTTGTTAATTTCCTCAAATACAAATCCGTTACTTGGATGTAAAGTTAAAAACTTTTGTAAAATTTGATTTTCTTTAGATACCGATAACATTCCATCTTCAAAAACAATTGGTTCTAAAATAGCATTACCATCTTGTTCGTCTTCAAAAGGTGACTTTTGATTACGAGCATAACGTAAAGGTCTATTAGATCCTTGTTCTTCGTCAAAATGTAATAAGGGTGATCTGCTTGAATGTCTTGAAGCTAACATGTAAGATAAAGGAGATTTGTCTCCTTTTAAACGATAAGCTTTTGCTTTGTACTCTACTTTTTTTGTCATTATAATATAATTTAATTTGATTAAAAAAAATAATAACTACCCTCGTAATTACAACGAGGGTAACTATTACTACTAATTTACTATGCTCCTTGAAATAAGAAGAAGTTGTTTGCACCTAAAGTACATACAGCTCTTTCAGATAGGAAGTTAACTTCCATTGCATCCAAGTCACTTGTTCTTGCACCACCAGCAGAACCAGTAATCCAAGATTTGTAACGTCTGTCTTCAGTTTCTGAAGCTCTATAACGAACATGTAAGAATGGTCTTTTAGCGTTCTTACCTAAGATTTGGTCATATACAGTTGTTGATCCAGCTGGAACTAAAAGTCCGTTTACTGAACCTGCATTTATACCACCTCTCATAGTAGGATCGTTTAAGTATTTCCAATCAGACTTGTAGAAATCATAACCTCTACGGAATCCTGTGAAACCTAAGTTTAAAGCCATATCCTTATCATTGTCAAATAAACCATATGAAGTACCACCTGCTCCGTAAGAGTTTTGTGCTGCTAACATATCGTCAATATCAAATGAAAATTGTCTGTCTACAAAAATAACATTTTCTTCAATAGATCCTTGCTTGTCAAGTCTTTGAATAATGTTATCAAATTGAGCTAAAGTTGTTGGGTTTCCACCACCGAATACATTACCTCTATTTCCTACTACAAAGAAAATCCCTTCAGAACCAGACTCATTAACTACAGAAGCTCCTGCTGCTGTACTTTGTAAGTAATCTCCTGCTCCAGAACCTGCTGCTGCTGGTACTGCTTCAATCATTGCTGTTTCTAAGTAATCTTCAAAACGTAATCTTGTATCGTGTTCAGATTTTAAATACCATAAGTATCCAGATGCACCACCTTCAGATGTAACTTCAATCCATCCAATTTGAGCCATGTCAGAACCAGAAACAGAATATTTGTCTTTGATAATGATTGGTTTGTTTTGGAAAATGAAATCATCAGCTTCTAAAGATCCTACCATTCCGTTTACACCTTTTGCAAATTCAGAACCGTATACAAAAATATCACATGAAGTTGCTGCTGCCATTGCTTGACCGCCACCTTCATAATATGCAATTGTTACTATGTTTGGATTTGCAGCTGTTGGAGCTACAGAAATAATACCTTTGTTCTGTAAAGTTGAACCAGCTGTATTATCAGATACCATTACAGTTTGACCAGCTCTAAGAGCAGCCTGACTTGATGTTCCACCTAAAGCTGGGTTGAAGTTTGAAATGTTGTTTGGAATTGTCCAAACAGCAGTGTCAACTCCAGCAGCTCCTGCTGATGTACATGCTTGATATTTAGTGTGTAATCTTCCTTGTTCTGCCCATTTGATAAGGTCAGACG